TCAAACGCCATTGAATCTAAATCTCCCTGAGTCACAAAGCTCGATGTATCGATGCCAGGGTTGAATCCTGTCAGCGCGTTATTAAGGTCTGCCGCTGTCACAAACTGGCTAGTGTCTATTTGTGGGTTAAAGTCAGACAACGCAGTATTTAAATCTGAAGTAGTTACGAATCCAGAAGTGTCCAATCCAGCCATAGGATCAAAACCCTGTAACGCGGTAGAAAAATTGTCTTGTGTAACGAATCCAGTCGGGTCAAAGCCAGCCATCGGATCGAAGCCTTGTAATGCTGCCGACAAATCATCAGCTGTTAAAAACCCGCTCGTATCAATCGGCTGCCCCATCAATGCGTCGATTTCGTCTTTTGTATAAAACTGCCCAGCGTTTGCCGTGTTGTCTGCGCTGCCACCAACTGCGCCGCCCATACCAGGTTCGCCAGGTGTTTGGCCTGGAGCCGTAGCAGCGCCGGTCGTGTTACCGCCGGCAAAGTCAGACATCGGAGCGCCACCATCATTACCAGAGAGTATTGAGTCAATTAGCTTTGAACCGATACCGATACCCAGCAAATTACCAACACCAGTGAGCCCTTGCATCAATGCACTCGTATCTGCGCCACTGTCTTGCGGTCGGAAGTCAAATATCGGCACTGTAGATCCAGAATCGACATTCGCTGCCAAAGATGTGCCTGGCAGCGGGAAAGATTCAAAGTAAGCTTGATCTGGTTGAACGATTGTATCGCCCGAGCCATAGAATTCCTCAAAAGAGCTCGCGACGGTCGGATCGACAAATGTTGAGCCTACTGGTACAGGCTGCTCATAATCTTCCGCATTCATTAACTCACCAGTATTAAACTGTGAACCGCTGTTGAAGTTGCCTATGACCAAATCTCTGTCTTGGCCGTAAACCGCATCTGCTCCTTGTGTCATTTCTGGCAGTTCCCTTACTGGCATCGGCGGCACTGACGCACCAGATAACGCTTCTAAAACAGAAGGGTCTATATCGATTATTTCGCCGCTTGCTGACTTACTCATAATTCTTTAACCAATGTTAAGTGGGCTGGCGTGTAGCCGATCCCGTTAAGCGCTTTTTTCCAACCATTGCGACCGGTTAGGCTGATCGCATCGCATTTAAGACTGGTTGCAAACTCAACCAACGAGGGCTCCATGCCCTTAATCTCTTCCAAGTCTCCCGCCGCTAAGAACACATGCAGAGCTCTTTTCTTCGGGTACTGGATAATTTCTGTAACGATGCAGCTTTTCTCGCCAGGCCAGAAAAACATCTTTGAATCTTGTACAGCTTGCACAATGTCAAAATAATCATGCGTGCCGCCCGCATGAGCTAACGCCGCCTCGATGAGAAAACGAAACGGAGTGAGTAACTCTTTAGCTGTTCTCTGAAGTGGCTGACTCATACCGCACTCGCACTCAAAGCCCCGGCATCGCTGACCACAACCTGATATCGCGTTCCGTTTGGGCTGCGCAAAATCAGCTTTGCACTGCCTATTTCTACATCCTGATTCTTTTTATGGTTCAGATTGTCAGCTTGCTCTAGCTCTAAAATGACTGAAGATTGGTAGCCCGCTGAATATTGCGCTGGTGCGTTTGGAAGCCTCATCGCCTCCCCCCTTCGACCACATCGAGTCGCATCGTTCCTACCCTCCAACTTGCAGCCGTGTTGCCAGTTATGCGCATTTGCACCTGACGGCCCTGGAATCTAACGCTCGTTGGATTTGCCATATTGAATGGCCCGAAACTGCTCTCAGTTCCGTTAGGGAAGAACCTTGTTTTAAATGTAGCGGTGACATCGCCCTGCGTTTTCTCATCAGGAATGAGCGACTTGGCGACCATCATTCGATCACCATTACCAAGCTGTATAGGGCCACTCTCTGCGAATACTTCTGTGTCGCTGTCGTATGCGTAGCCGACCTCGTGCTCGTAGATAATTCCAGTCGCATCCACATAGTTTGGATAAACAAACGTGCCCGTATCGAATCCCGCTGTACGCGATAGCGTGCCGACTTGCCAGTGGCCTTCCATATAGTTGTAGCTCACATAGCTGTCGTTTTCTGTTGAGCCCGTACTCGGATAAAACCAAACGACCTCAGAGAATTGTGAGTTCAACACACCCACGACCTTGCTTCGCTGCGACACGTTTAAGTTTTCGAATATAAAATCACCTACCGCGCTGCGTAGAGGTTGTACTCTGCCGTCATAAACAAAGAAACCATTTTGGCCCATCCAGTAAGCGGCTTGATCTGCAACAACGCACGATCCCGCACTAACCACACCACATCCGCTCCCGACTTGCGTGAAGCCGTAAACAAATGGCGGTCCTTGGAATCTAGCAACATGAGCATCAACATCAGTCAGCAACAAAGTCTCGCCGCGCATTCTGCGCCCCGCGATTAAGTTGCCATTGGTCGCTAGCGTAAAACTACCGGCTTGGTTAGTCGCTGCCGGCGTCCATGTGTTTGTATCTTCTTGATCCGAGAAAGCTACTTTATTACCCACGCCACCCGCTCCGAGCGCAAAAACGAATCGCTCTGGCGTTACAACGATAGCGGTGTTGTTTACTGGCGCGTTACTGAGTAGCGCGGCCACCGCCGACGTGCTGTTGGCCCACTGGTAAATCTTGCCATCACTTGTCGAGCACCCGATTAAGAACTCGCCAAATGTATCGAGCGACCAGGTTGTGGCTGGCGTATATGTCCCACGGTCTGGCCTTGGAGTGTTCCACGAGAAACTATTCCAAGTAAGACCGCCATAGCCAAGGTTTTGCACCGCGTCCGCACTGCCAGCCGTAAAACCGACTGGCGTTATATCTGTCAAAGTGGAATCGGTGTTTATGAAAAACAGCTTGCTATGTGTACCCGCCACCGTCCTTCTGTTACCGGAGTTGTCTAGCCAAGCAATGATGGCTCGACATACGCCAGTTAATGCAACGCTGGTTCTTGCTTGCCAACCGCCGACCGGCTGCAATGCACCCTCATACCAACGTACGAGGTTGCTATCGCTCCACGTATTTGATTGCTGTAGCGCTGTACCGTTCTTCTGAACGCCTGGCGGCAATACCAAACTAAGCAGCGGCATCTTGGTACTCTCCGCTTCGGATCATGTCGGTGATTTCAATGCTGCGTCGGCCAACTTGAGCAGCCCAGCGGCTATCCAAAAACTCATCTGCTGCGAGCATATAATCGCCCGACTCCATCAAGGCCAAGCTCTTAGAGAACTTGCGCAAAGATGTAATGCCAATATTGAAACAAAGATCGATCATTGCGTCGGCTCTTACAGAGTCGAGATTACTGAACCAATCAAAGTTATCAGTAAGCTCCTGCTTAACGCGCTCGATGTCATTGCGCAGTAAGAACGTAATCTCATCTTGAGATAAACCGAGGCCACCGTCGGGATCAATGTTTCGCCCTACTCCGACCGTTATCTTATCGGCAGAGCATCGATAAGCGTGCGTCTTGCTCGCCTCGTGCCTAATTAGCATTTCTTCTAAGCGGCTCATTTGCTATCGCCCGGTGAGTGAGAATTGCCGAAGTAGTAGGACACCACTGAAGCCAAGTTGGCTAATAACCCCCCAAGAATAATATTCATAATCGGCTCCATGTCCCGCGACCAGGGCGAGCTCACAATGTAGAAGACGAAACAAAAAAATCCCACGAGGATTCCCATAGCAAAAACTTTCGGTGTCCAGTCTTTCGCGAATACAGTCCTAGCTGATTGGATGTCTGCGTTTGTAACTTTTTGCATGTCAATGTCGAGCTCTTTGAGCTTCTCTTGGTAGTCGAGCTCCGCTTTCTTTATCTCTAGCAGCTGCTCAGGCGTTGGGCTTTTGAGCGCCTCACCGATAGATTCTTCTGTCGCCTCAACCTTTTTGCCATCTTTACTAAGCACTTTGCTGAGTACGCCCATCGCAACGCTACCAAGCGGACCGCCCATGCTCTGCGCAAGCCCCGGAGCAACTGCGCCTAAGACGCCGGTTATGTTTTTCAGAATCGTCATTTGTTTGTTAGATCCACTCTGTTTTCTATTTTGTCTCTAAACATATAACCAGGCGTTCCAGCCTTACTATTTGCGAGCTCTGTTGGTATACAAGTGCAATCGACATATCGGCTTTTTTGTTTCATGGAAATGCCAACTCGACTCATGTTCACATCGTTATAATTGATGCTACCGGCGAACTCAGTGCAGCTAGTGAGCGTTTGAAACCACTGAGGTTTCATGTCCCAAATTTTATTCTCCATCTCTTTCAACGCTGTCTTCTCGGAGCAAATCATCAAAAAAACTAACATCGTCGGTTCCATCAAATGATCTTCTGTTTTTTGACTTCCTGACGGGCATTCTCTGTCGGCTTAGTAAGAGTCATAACTAGCGAGTCTATTTTGTGAGACCATGCTGTACCCATTAGGCGACGGTGATTTATCACCCACTGCCTTGATCCGTAATAGCACTCGCCCTGATTGAACGTGGTCCACTCAAGCAAAGCCTTATACCTCTCCGTTGGGTTGTGAATATCTGCTATCACCATGTACTCGCGTAAGTCGCACTTAAGCCTTACTGTCTCGACAGAAGAGCTTGAACTAGCTGCGCTATTTGCTCGTTTGTTTTGTTCTGAATGTCCTTCTGCTCTTGCAAGGATTGAACGATAACCTCCAATTTCGTAGAGTTGATTGCTACCCCCTGCGTATTGGCTTGAGCCTTTTTTGCGGTTTCTTGAGCTATCTCCATAATCCTAGAACGCTCATCTTGAGCAAAAGCTAAGTTAGCCTGAGTAGACCCCCAGACAACCGCCCCAGATATGACAGCTGCTATGATTGGTATACTGTATGACGGCAATTTCAATTCTGACATTTTGACTCCTATAAAAATTTCGCTGCAATTACGGACCCTGCTATGAAGGGGTAAACCCCCCAAAGCATGAGCTCTAAACGAGCAAATCGCTTAGACCCAGAATCTAGCCGCCTTGTAATCTCTTCGTGGCGTATAACGCACTCACGTTTGTGCGCCTCGATCTCGGCTAGAGCTTTCTGTGTTGGTGTCACTGTATTGCGGCCTCTTCTGGTTCATCAGATTCCTCACCCTCTTCGGGCTCTGGCATTTGTGCTTGTGCTTGCGCTTGTATTTTCATCATCAAAGGCCAAGCGCCTGATTTGCTGGGCAGCTCTCCCAACACGTTCAATATGCTTTGCACTTCTTCGGTTTCTAAATTTAGGTTCATTACCACGGCACTCCTGTTCCTGTTACGGGGTTCTTCTGTAATTCGATTTGGTTTTCAACCGATTTTTCAGTTTGTGAAACTTGATCATCACCAAGGGCAGCTTTAGCCCAACCTACCGCTTGCTCTTCAGTGATCTGAGAATAAAGCGTAAATGAATCACCAGGTTCGGCTAAGCCGACAGCGCCGTAACAACGGCCTGAGTAAGTATTCTCTCCATCAACCTCAGAATCGGTTGCTTGCCAGTGGACGGTTGTAACAACGTCAGTTTTATCGCCATCTTTTAATTGTCGGTCGAGTGAGACCGCTTGCCATGTTATTGCCATTAGGAAATACCCCCCGTTTGCGCAGCTTCATAGGCTGCTTTGGTTGTGTCGTTGTGAACAGCATCACAAATTGCTTTTACTTTGTTGCTTTCACTGCTCCAATCGTCTGCTGGGCTGACAACGTGCCGGTTAAATGATCTGGATATCTCTGAGCCGTCTCTTTTGATAACTGTCGCGGTGCGAACTTGCACCATGCTCCAATTACCTGTATCCACAACCTCTATCTTGTCTTCTATCTGTTCTTCAGTTAATGCCAAGTTTTTCTCCTTTTGTGTTCGTGCTTACCATCCAATAAGCATAAGTTTGAAATTAATTAGTTATTTTTATAGGTGATGGTCACTCGTAAATAAGTAACATTTTGCACCGCTAACGAATCGTAAGCTGTCCCATCATTTTTTGTGCCTCTAAAATGTATTTTACTTTGACCATTCTGGATAACTGGCGCATATTGCAAAACAGCAGAATTAGTACTCGTTGCGAGCTGATTGCATTGAAAGGAACCTACACTTTCTTCGTTAGCAGCAAACGGAAAACTTTCAATTTGCAAACTGCCCGAAGCGCCACTTATACTCCCAGCAACATTTATATGGCACGTGACTAAGCTACCTATCTTCCTGTACCAACCACTTCTATGAGTATAGCTTGCAGTTCCGGCAGTGCTACTACCTGACAGCGTGGGAAGAAATGTACCTTCTTCATAATCGTCAAGTCCGTTGGCTGCTGCTGTGTCACCGTTAAAGGCAATACCCCCAGATTCTAAAATTCTTGCTTTTTCAGCACCCCCAACATCAAAACGTATATAACCCGTACCTACGTTATTGTAATCAGCGCTTATTTCTAAACCCGCGTTGCCACCGCCAATGATTTCATGCCTAAGATCGGTAACATCCGCATCAACCAAATGGATGCCGGGCGAAGATCCCTTGATCCCCAGCCCTCTCCTGCTTTCTGTGTGATTCGTTCCAAGGCCTAAGTTTCCAGCAGAACTCAACTCCATTTTTTGGGTGCCAGTAACTTCCCACGTAAATTTACCTGTAGAGTGACTTCTCAAATAACCTGATGCAGTATTGCCTCTGACGTATATACCGCTGTTACCTGTGCCAACATTTGTGAGGTATAAAAATTGATCGCCGCCCTCCAACATTATGTTCCCGGCAACATTCAGTTTTTGAGAAGGAGATGAATCGCCTATACCAAGATTGCCACTGGTATCAAGATACATTTTTGGGCTGCTATTAGTAGCAAAAATGAATCTATGATTTGTTTGATCATAAGAAATATAACCATCATAGGCAGAGCCACTATCCCCAAAATATATAGCTCCACTAGAACTTGCTCCAGAAAGAATGCTTATACCAGTATTTCCAGAACCTTCGACAACTAATTCATTTGCACCACCATCTGCTGTTGCACCGCTATCAGCAGACTTGACATGAAGATTCCCTGTGACCTCTGCCCCACCTGTGGTTGTCGCAAGTTTCGCAGCATTATCATAATAAAGCGTGACCGCGCCATCTTTTGCTGCGTTTAGATAATTTTCACCTCCAATACTGCCAAGAACTATATTGTTATCGTCTTGTATATATATATTTCCAGTGACAGCAGAGCTGGCGGTTCGGATAACCCCGTGTGTGCCGTTGAAGTAGATCTCAAAGTCACTACCCGTTCCATATATGGACTTGACGTTATCGTTGTGCGTGGCATTACCATTCTCAAACTCCACGCCACTGGAGGTGATATGCACTTTACGAGATCCACCAACCAACAACCCAAGCTCATCATCAGCAGGGAAGTAGATTCCTGAGTTACTGTCACCGGCGTTAGAGATACTCGGAGCTGAAGTTGACCCGTCGATGACTGTTAAGACTCCACTGATGCTGACTCCACTAGAGTCTGTTTCTAACTTCTTAACCGCGTCATAGTAAAGAGCAACTGAACCGCCCTCTGCCGCTGTAAGGAGATGCTCAGTATTCGCCGAATTATTAAGGGTAAATTGATCTGTACGAGGGCGAATAACAGGGCTAGTGATAATTAAGTCTCCAGCCCCAGACTCAGCGATATAGCTGTCATTGCCATCGTGATAAATTTGTAGATCGCTGCCAGCACCAAATACAGCTTTCTTTCCATCTGCCAGGAACAGATCGTCAGCAAGTGTGACCTCTTCATCAGCATTGATCGTGATCGCCGTAGCGTCACTGGTATCAATGATTGTTCTGGATAGCTCGGCTAGTTCTCTTGCTTTAGTCATTTATTTACTCAGGTTTTTCGGGCCAGACAACGTCTTCGTAGCTGCTATATGTCTCTGTGAAACTGCCATTTTTCAGTCTCCTTTATCTTATTAACCACTCTTCAACAGTGTCAGAAATGTCTCTCATTTTTATCCAGTTAGTTCCTGTTTTTTGACCTTTAGTCATTCGTATTTTTCCCATAAGACCAACAGTGTCCCACTCTTTTCTGTCTGATCTGGGTACATATGAAAGAGACTCATCGAAACTACTGTTCAATTTTTTACGCATGAGGTTGTTACCGTCTTCATCTTTAGAAATTACAACAGCGTCACTCGGAACAGTCACATCGCTTGGAATGTAGTCTGTTGGGTAAATGTGATGAATCGCTTCTTCGGTTTCTGTTGCAGGAACAGTCCACTCGGTGAAGGTATATGCTTCATAGATATATCTGTTGTAGTCATCTCTTTCGTACTTGCTTTGCCACCTCGTCCCAGCGGTGTCGCCCACGACACTAGGATTAGCGGAAATGACTCCAATAATTTCAGAAGGGTCATCACTCGATGTAGAGGGAACTATTTTAGTGCCGTCGAGTTTTACAGAAACACCGACCCTATCTTCGTTTGAGGAGTTTCCATCGGCCCACTCAAAATATTCGGCATAGTCTGCGCCACCACCATTCCAAGAGCCATCAGCGGTTGCCGTACCCGCACCATTAAAAATAAACTCAGAATCTGGGGAGCCACCTACATTACTACGCCACCTACCAAAGTTGAATGCAGATGACCCTGCTCGTATTGCGTCCCACGCATGGAGATCTTGAGTGAAAGATGCATTGCTGTTGTAATTTAGCTGACTTACTTGATTCGTCGTATTTACGAGTCTTACATGATAGGAATTAGTGGCGACTACAGATACACCCGCTCCAGAGATGGCAATGTTACCGTCATCTTCGATTCGCAGTCTCTCGTGTAAAGCGGACGAATTTAGTGTATAAAAACTTAACTCCCCACCAGTTTTATTTGCCTTCAAAAGCCCCCTAATTCTTGCCGCATCAACATAATTGTTGGATAAATCCTGAGATCCCAGAGCAATTTCTGATTGAGTATCAACAGCTAGCGCCAACGTACGATAAACACCCAGCGGGGTAGCGCCACCCCGAATATCTGTGTCGCCATTAACTGTAGCTCCTGCGTTGAACGTAGCCGCACCCGCCGCCGACATATCAAGGGTAAGGGCAGCGACAGCGGTTGAGCCATCTATCCCTCTAAATTGAATAGCGCCATTAGAGATGACATTTTCAATTACCGCTGTGTTGTTGTCTTTTTTGAGATAGAGGTACTGGGTTCCTCCATCTAAAAGCCTTACTTCGCCATTATCATCTGCGTCTAGCTTGATATTTCCGGCTACATCTAGCTTAAGATCGCCACCGCTTGGAGTGTCAATTATGGCCCCGCTCCCGCTCTTGAAGATTGAGGCGTATTGTGTGCCACCATCTTTGAACCGAACGTGTCCACCATCGTCTGCATCAAGAGTAAGGTCAGCCGCAACATCAAGGGTTAGGGAGCCGTTTTGAGTAGCAATAGTGCCATTCGTACCGTCCGAATGTATTTTTACATCTTCACCAGCACCCAAGACCACATATCCATTATCTACGAAATATGCGTGTTGATTAAAATGAGCATTCCCAGCCTCTGACATATCAAGTCTAAGGGCTGTGATAAATGACGATCCATCTTGACCTCGGAAGATCAAATCAGCGTCCGTAACTCTGGATTGGATTTCTACGTTATTACCAGTGAAGTCTATTAAGGCTTTGAGTGTGCCGTTGTCTTTGAAGTCTACTTGACCGCCATCAGCATCTAAGGTGATACCGCCAACAACATCGAGCGTTAAATTTCCTGAAGGAACATCAATCTCATTACCATCAATCGTGATGTTATCGACCGCAACACTGTTCGCAGTCAATGTAGTTGCCGCAACAGTGTTCGCCTGAGTAGCGCCAATAGGAGTGTTGTTGATCGACCCGGTGGTGATCGCAGTGCCAGCAATCGCACCACCTGTGATCGCAACAGCCGCTCCAGACTGTCCGGTAAAATTACCGAATACCTCGATATCGATTACATCAGCGGTAGTTGCACCTGTTGCCAGGGTGATCCGGTTATTGGCAGAGCTCACCGTATAGTCTGAGCCCTGCACTAACCTGACACCGTTCATGTAAACGTTAACTAGCTCAGAGTCATTTATGATCATCGTGTCGCCGGAGTTATCAGCGCCTGAGAACTGAGTCTGTCCGGCTGTAGGGACATACTGAAAGTTAGTCTTAATCCCCTCGACGGTGGCCTGATCAATAACGTCCTGGAGTAAAGCAGAAGTCAATCTCAGCTCTACTGTGTCGCCTGAAGAAAACGATGCAGCGGTGGTGTTATCAACTCCACGCTGAACCGTAAAGGTATTGCCGGATCTCGCAGTCGCCTTCACTACTTCGCGGACAGTAGCCGTAGCCTGTTGGATCGTCAGATAACAATAATCGTCTGCCCCCGAGAGAGACGGAAACGTGGAAGCGTCCGCAACCGTCAAACTGGTTGCAGTCGAATTGATACCTGAAGACAGGGAACTACTAGCGTTGTTAGTGAACTTGACTGTCATCGAGCTTTCCTAGTCCTTGGCCTTTCCAATCTGCAAACCAAGCAACTCCACTACCGGATAGATATACTTCGCTAAGAAAGCATCGTCTTTGGGTGTTGGTGTTGCGGCACAAACGATTGAAGCCGCCGTTACAATTGCAGTGGCAATGTTGAATATCGTTAAAATATCCATGTTAAGAAGCGGTAACGACCCACGTAATTGTCATTGAGTCACTAGCGCCTTTATTGACAACCGCGAAGACAGTTCTGCAGAGCATCGTTCCGCCTGAACTCGCATTTAGAATTGCCGCTTCTGTAATTGCTGCAGTACCAGTTCCCGCTGGGAAACTTGCAACATAAGTAACATCTGCTCCGCTCACGGTTGTGCTGGTTAAAGCCACCCTGGCAGATTCACTGACTAGAGCGGTTTGCGCTGCAGCAGCGGCGGTAGTGCCTGTGCCTATTGCCATATGGCTCATCGCAGTCGCAGTCGCATCTTTCATGCGAGATGCCACATACCCTTTTCCGGCAGTAACCACTAGGTTATCTACCTCCTGAACGACATTGTCGTTTAATGAAATGGTCAAACGACCTTTCATTTCCATACCCGATTGGATTTTCATAAGTGCTTCCTCTTATTCATTGAATGGAGATACGTTGAGTGGTGCCGCGTTAAATGCGGCGTTGCTAAACAGTGCGAAACTGAAGTTCTCAGTTACCGTCACTGAATCTGTGACTCCTTTGCCGACATCAAAATCTGGATCATCAGCAAAAGAAAAACTGTCTGTGAAACCTTTTCCGACCCCAAATGTTTGGGTATCAGAAAAGCCGAATATATTTGTCTTGTTTCCGCCGTATTGCTTGGAAAATGCATCGACCGTTGCACTGTCATCTAAACTGAACGAGTCAGAAAATGTTCTGACAAACTGCACAACACGGGAGTCAGTGTCGCTAAAAGAGAACGAGTCTGTTTTGGCGAGGTCTACTGACTGAGTTGGAGAATCTGTGAGAGTAGTAGAATCTGTTTTGCCTAAACCAATGCTGCTCGAGTGGGCCTCAGTCATAGGCTGCGAATCTGTTAAGCCCTTACTAAACACAAAAGAATCAATCGATTCTGTAGGACTGAAAGAGTCAGAAAAAGATCTAGCGAACTGCACCACCCTTGAAAGTGATTCAGACATGTTGAACGAATCAGGATCTACAGCCTTGCCTAACTCAACTGCATGGGCCTCAGTAGGACTAAATGTATCTGTAAACGATCTGACATAATCTACTTGGCGATTGAACACATCGCCCATGGTGTAGATGTTTGTTTTTCCGGCGTTGGTATCTTTCCTTATTGAATCGACCGTAGCAGAATCGTCCAAGACAAACGTGTCTGTGAACGACCTCGAGTACTGGACGGCCCTTGATAAAACCTCTGTCATCGACTGCGTGTCGGTGAGACCTTTTCCTATATCAAAAGAATCTATTGCCTCAACGTTGCTGAAGGTATCAGTAAGATTCTTACCTACACCGAAAGCCTGAGTATCTGAGAAACCGAATATGTTGGTCTTTGCCCCAAAGAAATCTTTAGTTATGGCATCGACTGTTGCGTTGTCATCTAGAGTGAATGCATCTGTAAACGATCTCTGATAATCGACCGCCCTAGACAACGATTCGTTCATTACGAATACATCTGTACCCGCGTCCTTGTTGAAGGCTATAGAGTTAGGATCAAGTAAACTAAAGCTGTCAGGAGATGCGACCTTAGATAGCGCGATCGCATGTTCTTCCAGCATGGTGGCAAGGAGATTCCTTTCATGTCCACTACGGAAATACCTGTTCTTAGTATCTGGATCGAGATCTACATCGGCTAGTTCGAGGGCAGTCTTCTCACACAACAACTCGAGCTCTCTTGACTGAGCCTCGAGCTGCAGATTCCGTAATTGGGTAATTAGGGACGGCATTAGTCGAAGTCTTCCCTGACTTTAAACTTCAGAAGATCGTTTACCGTTTGCTTACCGCCACTGGAAAACGTTATCTCAATCTCGCCCTCATAAACGCCAGCACTTGGGAAAGCTGTTGTAGGGAAGTCAGTGGCACAGGTGCCGCCTGAACCGCTAGTTATCGTAGGAGTTATAGTTGCACTAATCGTTGTACTGCCAACCTCTCTGATTCTCAGCTTTACAGTCGCTCCGGTAATATCTATTGGAGCCCAGGTAGAACTGTCTTCGGTATCGAGAGTCTGACCAGAAGCTGCAGTGTTCGAATCCTTGAATGTAAACGTGAGCTCTGGAAGTGTGTCGCCAACTACATAATTCAGGGTTTGCGAATAAGCCATTAGATGAACTCCCTATATCTGACTTTCAAAGAACCCCCAGAGAATCCGTACTTAACCTGTCGAACAGTTCTTCCAACCTCACGCTCATAGAGAACTTTGTTATTTGAGGCAGAACCTGGGTTAGTGAAAGGCTGATTAGGCATCATCTGTAGCCGGTACAGAGTTCCCTGAACAATCGTTTCCTGATGCTCTTTAGCTATACCATCCGGCAAGCTGCTCGAGGTGCTCGTAGGCTTTACTGAATACAAAACCCTGAAGCTATCAGCAGCATTTGGAATCGGAGCAACGAAGAAAGATGTGTTGTCTCGCTGAGCATAAAAACGAGGTGTACCCTGATCGTCTTCATCACCGAGTTTCTCAAGGAGCAAGTTGAAACTAATCGGCTGCAACTTGACTTGATCTGCAAAGATGTCAGTGATGTAGTTCAACTCAGTGCCGGTGGGCATACTGACTTCGTACTCATTGATTCCTTTGATGACCGTAACGCTCTCTGGCTCCGGAATGTACACACCAGTTCGCCTACAAAAATCAATTGCAGTATCCCTAACTGATCTCTCAATCAGAAAGTCAGGAGCCCCTGGCGCTTCAGGTCTGACCAGTTGAGCGAAGTCTCTAAACTTCATTAAGCTCTTCCGATATTTACGTCAGGCGTTGATGGAACAGGAGCAAGAGCTCCGTCTATCTGTGCCTTAACACCAAGCGCATTTGCGAAGCTCTGGTAATGCATCATTGATCTTTGAGCGTTACCAGCAAACTCAGAGTCCTTCTGATATGCCCTGAACAAGATGTAATCCAATATGCAGTTCGCATAAATATCATCGAGAGAAATCACGGTGGTATCTGTAGTGAAGTTGCTTATCGAAACATCTGACGGTGCCGCACTGAATATAATTTCCAGATCAAAAGACGTTGTAGCCTTCGGGTACACGTAGAAGTTTTTGGGGTCCGCCGGATCAAAAATGAAATGCTCAATCTTTCGAGTAGCATCTGCAGCGGTCTCATGCCAGTTTGGTAACGTCTCATCAAGGATCTTTCGATCTACTTGAGTGATTGCCCGACCACCGACATTACGAACAACGTCAATCAAACGCAGACCTGTTGTTGGGATGGTTTGTTTACTACCCGCAACACAAGTGAAGTTGTTGACGTTCTGCATGTTCGCGTCAGGACGGTGTAATACCACTTCCTTCA